TGATGGGTCTGAATCCAGCAATGATGGAGAAACTGGGTCTGATGGGTCTGAATCCAGCAATGATGGAGAAACTGGGTCTGATGGGTCTGAATCCAGCAATGATGGAGAAACTGGGTCTGATGGATCTGAATCCAGCAATGATGGAGAAACTGGGTCTGATGGGTCTGAATCCAGCAATGATGGAGAAACTGGGTCTGATGGGTCTGAATCCGGTGAGGGCGATGGTGGAACAGAAGATGGCACTGAATCCGGTGAGGGCGATGGTGAAACGGGAGATGGCACTGAATCCAGCGAGGGTGATGGTGAGACGGTAGATGTAAATGTCTAACAACCAGACAAAAATTGACCAAGACATGCAACTGAGTGATATATCACCATTTGACAATGGCGGCTACATTGGTTGATGTACTAAAAGTGTTGGGCACTCGCGATATTTATAGCTGGAGGACCAAATCGGTTCATGATACAGTCGGCTTGCTCGATCTCATTGGCGGGGAACAGATGAGCGATGACATTGAACCCGAGATCAAAATAGGTTCTGCACTTTCAAAATCACTATGGCACACTAAATGTGCTGTTTATGGAGTGGAGCTCTTTATGGAGGTTGGAAAAATCCATCTGAGATTAGTAGCAACCCTGAATAATTATCCTGAAATTACTCTAAATTTCGGGATATGGATCTTGATTCCTAACAATAAGCAAAAATACATGGAAGCATATCATTCTGACATGGAGAGGAAAAGTGATATGCGTAAGCATAAGCGCAAACGCAATGGTGACAACAACGAATATACTATCAAAGTACATCATGATCTATTGAAATCTCGGTCCCTTGCCGAGTTCCTGGGGCTCACCCTCGCAGATGGATACATTCAATTGGGAGATGTACAGCTATCTTGGAGCGACAGGCAAGAGGCAACACCCAACAAGAAGAAAAAGCAGAGTGAGAGTGAGTGAGAATGATACACGGTCTACAAAACCGCTGAAATAGCTTAGAATGGTCTGAAGATCAACCCAGAAGATGTCAGATCATCCATCGTCCGACTGACAATCTCATCAAGCTGTTCTTCGTCCAGTCCACTCAGTTTGAGCTCATAAATCGGTTGGTCACGCAGACTGATGCTTTGTTTAATGTCTGGAAATGATTGTTTGATCTTCTCTGAAATACTGTTTAGTGTACTCTTGATATCTTCACATCCATCCACTTGATAACTCATCAGCCCAAACTTGAATACCTTCTCATACGTTGGCTTGCCAAAAAATGGTTCATGCCACTCCTCAAGTAGAGCCAAATTATCCTGACCCAACAGAGAAATGAAATAATCAGACTTGGTTGCAAGTTTCTTTGGGTGGTCGATCATATCGAGAGGGTGTCGAACATAACGAATCTCTGCATCATCATGGTTACCGGCAAGCAAGGGCCAGCTAATTCTAGAACACACTGTCTGTATGTCCATGCCACTACCCAGACTGATCTTTCTCATAAAGCCGAGCAATCGCTTGCTCTTGGAGAACCAATCCATATATCTGTCCTTGTCACCCTTGCCCAGGGTCCTAACCGACAAGAAAATATATTCCCCATCATTCTCTGTGCTGAGGACCTCTCCCACTCCCAACTGCCCAGTCGGACAGAGGCGCTGATAGCTTCGCACTCTCTTGCTACGTGTAAGCTCTTTCAGGAGGATGCATGCACCACGGTTCAGATATTCTGGTAGGGTCACGTGTACAAGTTTCTCATCCTCCATTTTCCCATATTTAAAAACGACCAGATCACCCGTCTCTGGATATTCTCTCTCATAGAATCGGATGGGGGTTGGTTTCTTAATATCTGTTGAATCCGACATTGTGAATATTGTGAATTGAATTGAATGAAATTGTCACATGTGCCTGATACCATGCTTCAATTTTCAAGGATATTTCCTCAGATAGACATATACAACTCAGGGTCATGAAGCATCTGATTCTTTTCGATGTGGATGGAACACTCGCACCATCTACACACCAACTACAGGATCACATCAAGCAAGCTTTGCAAGAAATCATGGACAAGAATGGAGATACATATGATTTCGGTATTGTTGGAGGCAGTTCGGCAGAACGTATAAAATGGCAACTATCTGCTGGATCAGATGACAACAATGATCAGTTCCTTGCACAGTTCAAATGGCTATTCTCTGAAAATGGTCTGGTTGCTCACAAGAATGAGGTAAAGATACATCATCAAAGCCTACGTGAGGCCGTACCCGAGAGAGCTCTGCAAAAAGTGCTAGATTGGTCACTCAAATACATTGCAAACCTTACCGGGCTCCCACACAAGAGAGGAAAATTCATTGATTTTCGCTCTGGGCTCATCTACATCACTCCATGTGGTTCCAATGTCACCCAGGAAGAACGCGAAACATTTGCCAGATATGATGAGTCTCACAAGATCAGAGAAACCATGATTCATGCAATGCATGAAGAGCTTGGAGAGGAATTGCAGTTCGATTTTCAACTTGGTGGACAAATAGGTCTTGGTGCTCACCCCAAAGGTTGGGACAAAACATATTGCCTACAACATCTCAAGTCTGATGATGGTTCGTATATGTATGACAAAATCTATTTCATTGGGGACCGTTGCAATCCATGGGGCAATGATTTCCCACTTTTTTCACATCCAGATACCATCGGGTATGCTACCAAGAATCCAGAGCACACTCTGGAAATTCTTGCCGAAATCCTCTGAACTGAACAAAAATCATTCAGTTGGCGAACATACTTCGCTTTGGCTGCACTCACCGCGACAAGCATATATGTGTAGACAGGGATTTGGAAATTGACCTGATTTGGAACATGGATTTCAACCCACAACTCAATATTGCACAGGACTGCACAGAACTGCGCAGAAGAATGCTTGAATACGTTTCTGAGGAGAAAGATTTTTTTGCTGCACAGGAGGATTATCTCCTATGCGTTGCAAACTGTGTTGAGAATAGCATCAAACCGCGCCGTGAACCACTGACCTCTGAAATCTTTCGAAAGTTTCCAGAAGCAGATATCTACAAAGCGCGCAAGGTGAGTGGGTCTCGAGGCGCTCCAGGGAGTCTCATTGTTAGGGGGAAAGTGGCTGTTGTCCTGAGTACATTCTATCCAGGTAGCAAGCCATATCCCAATGATAGTCAAGAAAAACGCCTCGTCTGGTTCACTCAGTGTCTAAAACAACTATGTACACAATACAAGCCAACCAGCATCGCCATCCGTGAACGATTTTGTGAAGATTTTGGCGGCGATTGGGATGCATATATCCGTGTCATAGATGATCTTGCGCGCAACCTAGCACTTGCGAACCAGACTATCTCTTTCCGGATTTACAGATACCAAGAGGTTATTCCTATCTTCTCACTGGCCCGTTTTCGAGATTCAGTACCAGCACCACCGCCATCTGTCCCAGCAGCTGTTGGTGCTTTTGTCCAGCCACATGCCCAGGTTCCTGTTCAACCGCAGGTCCAGGTTCCTATCCAACCACAGGTCCAGGTTCCGATCCAGCCGCAGGTCCAGCCACAGGTTCAACCACAGGTCCAGGTTCCTGTCCAACCGCAGGTCCAGGTTCCTGTCCAACCGCAGGTCCAGGTTCCTGTCCAACCGCAGGTCCAGGTTCCTGTCCAACCGCAGGTCCAGGTTCCTGTCCAACCACAGGTCCAGGTTCCTGTCCAACCGCAGGTCCAGGTTCCTGTCCAACCACAGGTCCAGGTTCCTGTTCAACCGCAGGTCCAGGTTCCTGTTCAACCGCAGGTCCAGGTTCCTGTCCAACCGCAGGTCCAGGCTCCTGTCCAACCACATAACCAGGTTCAAGTTGCCCAACCAAAGACAGTTTGGAGTGAGAATGAGGATTGGACCACAACAATTCGGGGACTGACCATCAATGGCTGGGACCAATTAGTTGCAGACCCAACTATCGCATCAGAACTGCAAAAGATAGATACATTTTTCGAGAAAGATGAGATGCCCATATTTGGAAATTACATCAAGATTTTCCCACCACAACAGCTTATATTCAATGCATTCAACCTATGCTCATTTGACAAGACCAAAGTCGTCATCGTTGGACAAGACCCCTATCATAGCAAGGTGGACGAGGCTATGGGCCTCAGCTTTTCCGTTCCAAAAGGAGTCAAGGTTCCATCCAGTCTGCAGAACATATACAAGGAACTTGCAACAGATCTTCCCGGATGGCAGAGACCAGATCATGGTGATTTGACCCACTGGGCACAACAAGGAGTTCTGTTGATCAACAGTGCACTCACCGTCAGACAAGGGAAACCAGGAGCCCACATGAATGTATGGAAACCATTCACAGACCGTATCCTGACCATGATCAGCAAGCAGAAAAAGAGCCTAGTCTTCATTCTATGGGGCAACTTCGCTAAACAGAAACAGAACATTCTGAGGAATGTCGATGAACATTGTATTATTACCAGCGCCCATCCAAGTGGCCTCAGCGCCAACCGAGGATTCTTCGGGTCCAAGCCTTTCTCAAAAGCAAATGAATACCTTCGCTCAAAGGGATTGGCAGAGATTCAATGGTGAGAGGTCCGCGCACCGAACCAGGCCAGGGGTGAGGTCCATGCACGAACCAGGTCAGGGGTGAGAGGTCCATGTGCGAACCAGGGTGCTTTGGATATAATCACTACCAAATTAATAGTGATTATACATCTGGGAAAATAAGTCTCATGGGTATGGTGAAGGTGAAACATTTACTATTCTTTCTCTTCTGATGCTTTGCTCATCCTCCTTAGAAATCAGCATCATCATCAATCACGACAGGGTCGGTTGCTCCCTGTTCAAACCCACTCTGACTGTATTCGCTAACATCGCGCTCAAAAAAGTTGGTCTTGCCAGGTAATGAGCATGGCTCCATAAAGTCATATGGATTCTCAGAGTTCCAGAATTTCTCATATCCAAGGTGAACCAGGAGGCGATCGGCGACATATTCGATGTATTGGGACATGCTATCAGCACTCATACCGATCAGACGACATGGCAAGCTCTCAAGAATGAACTTTTTCTCGAAGTGAACAGCTTCCTTGACAATTTTATGAACAGTTTCTTGACTGAGGCGTGTATGGTCCAGATAACTGTACAAAAGACACGCAAATTCCATGTGCAAATTTTCATCACGACTGATAAACTCATTGCTAGCAGTTACTGCCGGCATGATACCACGCTTCTTGAGCCAAAAGAGTGCACAAAATGGACCACTAAAGAAGATACCTTCGACACATGCGAAGGCGACAAGACGCTCAGCAAAACTGCGATCACTACCAATCCATTTCAGAGCCCACTCCGCCAGCAATTTAATGCTCTCGATGTTTTGAATAGCTTTGAACAGAAATGCTTTCTCTTTCTGGTCCTTGATCAGAGTATCAATCAGCAGAGAATACATTTCACCATGAACATTCTCCATTGCGATCTGAAAACCATAGAAAGCACGTGCTTCGGGCAGTTGAACCTCGGCCATGAAACGCTCTGCCAGATTCTCATTAACAATACCATCGCTCGCTGCAAAAAATGCCAGAATCATCCTGATAAAATGTTTCTCATTATCATCGAGCTTAGTCTCCCAGTCAATAAGGTCCTGACTGATGTTTTTGATATCCTCCGCTTTCCAGAATGATGCCTCGGCCATCTTGTAATACTCCCAGATTGGTTTCTCCTGAATTGGAAACATAACAAACCTGTCCGGGTTCTCTCTGAGAATATATTCCTTGGATTCCAGTTCACGCAGCACTGACAGCTCCTCATGAGTCATTGGTTCATCTTTCCCAATCCCATTGACACTAGATCTGCTTGAATCCTTGATGACCGTCGCCATTGTCTCGTCTTCTGTGTAGTACATATTGTTTGTGAGAAATATTTACTTCTGATAGAATTTTCTGGATTCTATGATCATTTTTTGTGGATCAGTTGGTGCCAGTTCGACTGTCTGAGTGCCAGTTCAAAATTGCAATACGGAGTGAAACATCCGGGGATCTGTCGTAGTCGTGATATAGCTCTGTCGATAGGGACCTCACGATACAACATCAGATAGGCTGCTATGATTGTTGCAGACCTTTGCTTACCAGCCCGACAATGCACCAGGACGCGCTTGCCACTGCATAGATGGGTGTCGATGATGGGTGTAACCAACAGTATGGCATTCAACATGGCTCGTTGTTTGTCAATATATTGGCGAAAGTCTGGACTCGTTACATCAGATAGGCTCAAAACAATGTGGCAGGTGGGTCTGTCACCTCCATCACCACGCTTTGATTGACACCCAGCAGTGCAATCGATCACACAATCAAAGCTGTTGTAAACAGATCGGCTCGATATGTCTCCTATCCAAAGCCCTGGTACAACCTCCTCTACTGAACGGCGACCACATATCCAATTACGACCCTTGAGGAGCAATGTACAGAAATCAGTCATACTAGCCATGCTATGTTGTCTACACACATTTTGTAACCCTCCAAAATGTTTGTGAATTTTCGCGTCTCAGTTACTGTGATTGCATTACTATTAGCTAGGTCTAGAGCACCAAAGCTTTCCGAATCAGAAACTATT